AGGTAAAGACTAAAAAGTCTACACATACTAAAAAGTTTCAACAAATGTATGGTGAGAAGTTAGATAAAAATGCAGACGCAGGTGATTATGTAAAAGATTTCAGGAAATCAGATGCACCTCAATTCAAAGGTAAGTCTGATAAGAAAATTCAAAAGATGGCTGTTGCAGCCTTTCTAAGTAAAAAGGAGAAATAACAAATGTGTTCATGTTGCAAATGTTGTAATTGTGATTGTTGTTAATTAGTTATGTCAGGGAATAAACACGATAACGGAGTTCTAGAAGCTGGAACTGATGAGATACGCATATCTTATCAAGAGGACACGCCTGGTCAAGATATAGAATCATATATCAAAGAACAGGAGAAAGCTTTTCATGAACAGAAGAAAAGTGTGAAAAAGAATTTCAAAGATGTCTTTGGTAATCCTTTAAAAGGTTATCCAGCAAATGAAGAATTTGAAGTCGAAGAGATTAAAGAACAGACTGTTCCTTTTGCAATACCTGATTACCCTATGCAAAGAGTAGACATCAAATATACAGATGGTTCTTGGGCAGTCGGAGAAGAAGAAAAGGCATACGAATATGATGCAAGTAAAAGTGGTGATGAGAATATGAAACTTATGGGTGATGAAGTAAAGGCAGACAGAGCTGAAAGATGAAAACCTTTAGAGATATAATGTTAGATGAAACATTGTCACAGATGCAAGAGAACAATGTTAATATATTCGATAATCCTTTCCGACTCGGATCAGAAATGTTTTTCAGAACCATCACAGAAGCACGAAGACTACATTTAGAGGGTAAATACAAACCTACTGCAGTAGATAACAACCTTTTAAAGACAGATTTAGGGGAGTTTGCAATGTATGAGGGACAAAATGTTCCTTTAGATTGTCCTATGCATGAAGAGAAAGATGTAGAACTCAATTCACCAAAGAAAGGTGGCCCAAAGAAATACTATGTGTATGTAAAAGACGGTGACAAAATCAAGAAAGTCACATGGGGAGACACCACAGGTTTAAAAGTTAAATTAGGTAATAAGGCTGCAAGGAAATCCTTCGCTGCAAGACATAAATGTGATACTGCAAATGATAAAACAACTGCTCGATACTGGGCATGTAGGTTACCTTCATATGCAAAACAGTTAGGTCTTTCAGACGGTGGTGATTTCTTTTGGTAAGATACCATTTTGTGCGAAGCAATATATATGAGTATGAAAAGAAATAGTTACAGTACATATAGTAACGATGATAGGACTGCAGAGGTTGTTAAGACATCTCAAGGTTGGGAAGTCGATTTATATGATACAGGGAAACTCCTAGAAACAAGAGCTGTTCACAATCACAGTGAAGCCTATGCAGAATCAGTTGCAGAGAATTTTGTTTTAGGTGTTTTTGATGTATAAACCGTACAAAGAAGAGATACTAGAGAAACACGGTACTAGAGAGACTTACCGAGTCAGGGAATTCGATGAAAACCTTGAAGACAGAGAGTTAATCTGGCACAGGGACGAAGAAACCCGTAGGGTTACCGTTCTAGCAGGGGTGGGATGGCAATTCCAATTAGACGATGAGTTGCCGAGAGAGTTAATCATAGGACAACATTTTTCTATACCTAGATTAAAATACCATCGGGTAATAAAAGGTAGGGGAAACCTTATCGTTAAGATAGAGAATATATAAATAATACTGTTATGAGTTATAAGTCAGAAAACTGGAAAGAAAAACTAGAACAAGTCCGTAATCATATCGCACTGAGAGAAGGTTCAGTGGAGAAGACTGCAGATGAAATTCTAGAAGCTCAAATTGAGGAAGAACTCAATACATTCGATGACATTCAAGAAGTCACTGATAAAGAGATTAATGCAGTCAAGAAACTTTCTAAACTTATTGAGAAGGCAAAGAAAGATTACTTCAAGATTGCAAAAATGGGTGACCAAACACTTAAGGATACCAAATTCAACGAGAAGTATGAGTCTATCCTTAAAGCACAACAAGAAATCTTATCATTAATTGGAGAGTTATCCAATGAAAAAATGATGCAAGGTGAAGAGGTTGTCGAAGAAGAAGTTATCGATGAGAAAATCAAAGGAAGTGGTGACGCAATCAGTAAAATCTTTAAGACTAAAGATAAGAAAGAGATTGATGGTATTGCAAATCTCATGAATATGACAGGAGTCAAAGTTCTTCAAGCAATGCAGAAGCAGAATCCAAAAGGTTTCAAGAGAATGGCTGCAAAGATGGGAGAACTCCCAGCTATGGAAGAAGTTGAAGTAGAAGAATCAGTTGAAAAGACTACAGAAAAACTCGTAGAAAGAAACATGTTGGGTCGTCTTGCAAAGCAGTTAAAGCTCAACGAAGAAGGTAAACAAAAAATGTTTGCATACTTTGAAAAAGGAGAATTGAAACAATGATACACGACCTACCCAAAGGATTACTAGAAGCATCTAGAACAGTCCTACAAAATTCCAAGGACTACGAAGAGTTCTTTAAATCTGCACTCAAGAAATTTGGTGTAGACTCACCAGCAGATTTTAAATCAGACGAAGAGAAAAAGAAATTCTTTGACTATGTAGATAAGAACTACAAAGGTGAGAAAGAGGAGCAGAAAGAATCTGTAAAAAAGTTTAGTCGAAGCTATCGTTTAGACGAGGCTTCGTTGAATTATGTCTACTTCGATAAGGCAGAAGCCACTAGATTCATGAGTAAAGTCAAAAACTTTGTTGACTCTGCTGAAATGGAGAAAGCAATTGCTGGTCACTACAATGTAAAACTTAAAGGTGATAAGAAGTCACTAAAGAAAGCTACTGATGTTGCAATCAAGATGTCAGAATCAGTTGAAGCATTAGACGAAGGTAAAAAGGGAAAGTATAAAAGTAAAGGTATTTCTAAAGTTGTTAGAGCTCTAGGAAAGGTAGAAAAAGATGAGAAAAAAGACTTCCCCGACCAAGCAAAAAAAGTAAAAGAAATTTCTAACATGATTAAAAAAGGTCTAGAGACAGAAATGTACGATGACATGGAAATCCTTACCGACAGAAGTTTAAAAGCATTAAGTAAATTAATAGACCCATTAGATACCATGGTAAGAGATGGTATTGCATCTGCATTGGAGAAAAACGACCCTGACTTATACGATATGATATTCGGGTATTAAAACCATGAACATATTCCAAGAATTAAAAGAAAAGAAAGTTCTAGATAAAGACGGTAAAGTCGACCCACTAGGGCCTTACGGTAAATCTAAACTTACAGGTCAAGAAGTTGCACAATACTTTAGAAAGAATAAAGTAAAGGATGCAAAAATCAAAAAAGCAGTAGAAGTTGCACTTGATCTAGGTGGTGCAATGTCAGTTGCACAAAAAGAAATCAAAAAGTTCTTTGGTAATTCTATACTAAAGAAGAAAGAAGTTCAACATGCACTCAAGTATGCAAACGAATCATTTGAATTCAATCAAATGGTTGGTATGTTACATGAAGATGTATTGAACCTCACAGAAAAAAATCTAATGCCAGACATAGAAAAGATAGTTGACACTAAAGGTGCAGCTAAAGTTGGTGGTGTTATGATTGATATGTTTACTGCATCAGTAGTCAAACAGGTCTATGACAAAGTAAATGACCAAAACAAGAAGAAGATGGAAAAAGCAAAGATTGAAGTTCTTGTTAAACTTGCACATAAAGTCATGGGTATGAAAGAAGAGGTTGAACTACAAGAGAACGAAGAAGGTCTCAAGAATAAAGCAGAGAAGTCAGGAATGCCTCTTGGTATTCTAAAACAAGTTTATAAGAGAGGACTTGCAGCGTACAAAACAGGACATAGGCCAGGTACTACTGCACCACAGTGGGCAATGGCAAGAGTTAATTCCTTTATCACCAAGAGTTCAGGAACTTGGGGTAAAGCAGATTCAGACCTTGCAGCCAAAGTAAAAGGTGAGTCAGTAGAAGAATCAAAATCACTTGAAGAACGCCGTGCAATGAAACTCAAAGATATTGCAAAGAAATATAAAAGAGAAATCGAAGGACTTGCAAAGAAAGGACAAAGTCCTGTACAGGGTAAACACAAAGTTTACATGGCACTATACAATCTTGCATGGGAAAACGGAGACATTAATTCAGACGACCCCGATCAAACAGACGAAGTCATAGATGATTACATGGATGATATGATGGGTGAGTTCTTTGCACATATAAAAGAAGGTGGTAACCAAGCACAACAAGCTGCAATTGCAATCTCTAAGAAAGAGAAAGCAGGTAAGCCTGGGTATGATAAAGAAGGTAAATCCCTCAAGAAAGAGTGGATATCTGCAGATGGTCAGAGAAGAAGAGTTCATGAGAAAGACAAGAGAAAGAAAAAGAATGTCATGGATTCATACAGAAGTATGTGGGAAGATGCAATAGAAGAAGATACTATTGTAGAGAAGAAAGAATTAGACCCAAAAATAATTCAAAAGATTGAAAAGTTAACAGATAGAAATGACCATAATGAATCATTATATTTACTTGCAACAGCATTAAAAGATAAAGAAGCAATCAAACTACTCGACAGTATCAAAGAGATGCATAAAGTATATAATTCTATGCCAAGTGAGTTAATAACTTTAAGAAACAGAATCTTTGATAACTTGATGAGACAGTCATCAAGAAAGTATTCAAATCACAAAGATGTTTATGGTGCGTTGTAATGCCCAAGTTGACTGCAGCTGAAGTACAAAAGATTCTAACCACAGATGGTAGAACTAAACTTTTTAAGGAGAAACTTAAGAAGTTAGGTTATGTAAAAGATGCAAAAGATGTATCCAAAGTCATGGAGAAAACTGCAGACTTTGCTATGATGTCTGATGGTGGTAATAAGAAGATTGCAAGAGCAGTTGCAAAGTCAAAGTCTGAGAAAGAACTCAGACAAAAGATAGAAAAGATTTCAACTATGAGTGGGGGGAAGTATTCCGAAGCTCAGGAAGACGAAGTAATTCAGAGAGCTGTCGATGCATTCAACAGTAAAGCAGCGGGTACACAATTAAGACCTGATGCAAACATGTTGATGCAGTTAAGAAAGTTCAAGGATACAAATAAGAACGGGGATGTCAGAGCAGATGACATGAAGAAGGTCAAGGTCAAAGCTGCAGATGCAGTAAAAGTTCATGACATTTTAATGTCTGTTAAGGCCCCCATTCGTGATAAATACATGAGACTATTACAAAAAGATAGTAAATCATTTAAAAAGACTTTCAATCAAATATTGAAAATCGCAAGTTAGGAGATAGAAAAATGGCATTATGGGGAGTATCAGACGCAGACGAGAGTAAACCAAAATACTTATCGGATGCAGATAAAAAGAACTGTATCGCTAAATCAGAAGGTTGGGTTCTAAAGAAAACTGTAGGTTCTAGAAACCTAGAGGAGATTTTAGTCGCAACTGGAGCAGACCTATCAGTTGGTATTGGACAAGCAGATATTGTAGAAATTGATTTCGTTACAACAGCATTTGATAAATCAGATGGTGGAACATTATCCGTTAAAGTATTCTTTAACGAGAATGTAACTGTAAGTGGAACACCACAATTAACTGTTGTTAACAGTGTTAATGCAAACCATACATTATCGTATGCAAGTGGTTCAACAACTAACGAACTCGTATTTGAACTTGCAATTGCAGCGGGTAACGCAGCAACTGATGCAGACGATGTATTAAGTATTGGTGCAAACGCCATGTCACTAAACGGTGGAACAATCGTTGACAGTGTCGGTGGTGGTAATGCAACAATTACTAATGTGGCGAGTATAGGAACTGCAGCTGGAACAATTACTGTTGTAGCATAGGTTTAGGAGAATATAATGAAGGTTAAAGTTTTAGGTTCAGAAGCTGCATGTGGAGTAAGTTCCACTAACGGTTCTAATTTTAATACATCAACTCATGTTAGAGTTGTTAACTCAGGTAGCACAGTGAGACTTGTATCGATAGAAACAAGTGCAGCTGCATTAATAGGGACATTCTCTCTAGGTGCTGGTGCAACTGAGATTATAGTAAAAGACCCAACAGATGAAGTATTCGCTGCACATGCAGAGGTACTTGGTGTTGGAATAGCAGTGGAGCAATAATGAAAACATTTAAAACTTTCATAACAGAAGAAGGTCTAGACCTTAGAACATCAGGAAGTGTTCCCCATGACCTAGAAGATGCAGATGTTAAAAGACATGTAAATGCATTACTAGGACATGTTGCATCATCAGAGTTCTTAAACCCAGCGGGTGCAGTAGAACAAATGAAGATGAAATTATCTCAAATAGGATTAAATCCTCAGTCTGCAGATGAGGAATTAGAGTTCTCCGAGTCAGGAGAATTCGATCTAAACTTCTCTAGATATGGAGAAATCGTTGGTAAAACTGGCAACAGTGAAATCGATGAAATCGAAAAGGAAGAGAAGGTTGTCTCACTTAGTGTGAGATACGAACAGTTACCTAACGGTAGCTTTAAAGTATACGGGTCATTAGTATAACGGGTCGTGCCGATACTAATCCAAGTAATAATTTAAAACAACCCTCATGTCGTGAGACACCATGGGAAGTTTCAAGTGAAACCAAGACAGACACCGTATACTTACCCTTCGGGGTGACCTACATACTTCTATATTATGAGTCTATTTGATAAAATCACAGCAAAAAACTTCTCATCCTTCGCAATGAAGCATTACGATGACCCACAGTGTGAGTCATTAGAAGACTTCCAAGAGGACTTGAGACGGTTCAGATACCTTAAACGGTTACTACACAGATACCACAACAACGGTGAGATGAGGGAAAGACTCATGCTCAACCATCTAATATGTCTATTCAATGTATTCGGTTACGATGCATGTATGAGAATGTTAGAGTTCAAAATAAAAGATAAAGCCTATTGGACATCTATCAAAACTATGTTAATATACTTGGGGTTGGTAGAAGAAGGATGGGAAACAGACATCAAGTTAGATACTAAGCTTGCAGAGAGATTAAGAGACCTCTAAAAGCTATAAATAGTTCTATGAGAATCATAGACACATTAATAGTCTTCCGTATCCTTAAGTTACTGGTTACACCTTTTAATAAACAAAAAGCATATGCATTTGGTTTTATAGACAAGGACGGAAAAAGAATTACCCACACCATGAAAGATGGTGTAAAGGTTAGGAATGTTCCATTTACAAAAATGGAAAAGTCTTCTATGACTATGTTACATAGATTGGTATTTAATCTTAAAAGAATCATAGAGAAAGTTCCTTTCGGTAAAACACAATTTGCATCATACGCTGTTGCCCTTGCATTACTCAAGGAAGGATGTGGACTAACAGATGAACAAGGTGAAGAACTATACGAGAAGTTCTACAGGATGTTAAAAGATAATGAACTATTACATCCCGACCACATAACAGAAGCTGTAAACTTCCCAACATTATCAGAGGGTACATATAACCTTAGATATAGATTAGATGATTATAAACCTAGGACTGCAGTCAAAGTGACTGGACAGATAGAACACATATTAGGTGTTGCAGTTTATGAAGGTTATGTTGGTGAGAATAGAGTTTTATTGAGTGCAGAAGATGTTTATTGAGAATGTATTAAAACTAACTGGGATGATCTTTAAGACTCAAAGAGAGCTTAAAGAACCCAAGTATAAGAAACTAAAGATTTGGAATACAGGTTGGGAAACAATCGATATTGGTTCACCCCCTACAGGACAAGCTGTAGTCAATGAGGTTAAGAAGATACAACAAGAGATTGAGAACTGTACTGATGAATCAAAAGAACAGTACATCAATTGTGATGAGGATGCATCTTATTATATCAAGAAATATCTTGATGATAACGATCTAGAGTATGATGAAGATACTATAGAACTTATAGAAGATCAGTGCAGACCAATCATCAGACACTATAAGAACTTCTATAACAGACCTAGACCATATCAAGTTGCAGAGGCACTGGGTATGGAACTAAACAAATTCAAAACAGGAACAAGTAACACACCAGCTTATCCATCAGGACATACAGTACAACCATTAGTGGTTGCAGAGTATTTTGCAAAGTTATATCCACAGCACAGAGCTGGACTCATTAAGGGTGCAAAGATATGTGGATACGGGAGAGTATTAGCAGGATTACATTATCCGTCAGACTATGATGCTGGAGTTAAATTAGGGGAGGAGTTGATTGACTTCTTAAACATGGGATTGGTGAAAGAAGATGCACCAGTGAATGCTACAGGAGCTGGAATATCCATGCCTCCTACAATGAAGAAAAAGAAAAAGAAAGATGAACTCCTAAAACGGTTTTAAATTATGAAATTCTTGAACTATCTTGCTTTATTAACAAGTATCGGAATCGCAGGTATCGCTGCATATTTCTCAGTCATAGGTATGGCAACCATATTTGCTGGAGCATACATGGGTACGATAGTTATGATGTCCACACTAGAGTTCGGTAAGATTGTCACAGCTGCATACTTACATCTATTTTGGGACAGACTAAACTACATGAAATACTATCTCACCTTATCGGTGGTGGTACTCATGTTAATCACATCACTGGGTATATTTGGATACCTATCAAAAGCAAACATTGAAACTACACTGGTGGGTGACTCATACTCACTAGAGATGTCAATCATCGATAAAAGAATCGGTGCAAAAGAAGCTCAACTAAACAGACTAGAAGACAGAGTTGCAAACTTAGATAATATCATTACCACTGCAAGACCACAGGACAGAAACTATATCGACAGAAGACAGAGAGATGAGAGAATAGAAATCGCAAATGATATTGACATAATAGTAGATGATATAGTAAAATTGAATGAGGATAAATTACCTCTTGAAAGAAAACAATTAGAACAAGAGGGTGAAATAGGGCCAATTAAATATGTTGCAGAGGTTATATACGGACAAGACGAATCTGTCAAGTACCTTGACAATGCCGTAAGGTGGGTAATCTTTGCGCTGATATTCGTATTTGACCCGCTGGCAATCCTCTTACTCGTCACATCTGTAGGTCTTATGAATCGTAGGATTCAGGAAGAGAAACCACAGGTTGTAGAGAACAGATATGTTCTCCAAGTCCCTAAGAAAAAGATGGACGACATCCAAAAAAACACCTTGTAAAAAACCAAAACCTACTGTATAATAGTAGGTATGCTATGGTTGGAAAGAAAATATCTTTCACAGATTGTCTCACTCGTAGAAATGGGCAAGTGGAAGAATGATAATACACTAAACCATCGATGTCCTTATTGTGGAGATTCACAAAAGAATCTATACAAGGCTCGAGGGTTTCATTTTACTGTAGGACAAAACTTTGTCTACAAGTGTCATAATTGTGGTAAATCTACCTCAAGTGTCAATTTCCTTAAAGACCATTTTCCAGTCATTCATAAAGAATATATAAAAGAATGGCTACAAGAAACAGGTAAGAAACCTAGGAGTAAAAAGACACGGAGTGCAAACGATTTCAAGTTCACTCCGCGTACAGAAGTTCTAAATATGAAGAGAATCGACTTGACAGCAGTCTGCTTTCCAGCAAACGAGAAAGGAGTTGCAAGGGATTTCTTAGAATCTAGGAAGATTCCTGAGTCAAAGATTCGAGATTTATGGTTTGTACCTCAAGCACAAAGTCTAAACATACTTTCAGATAAGTATAAAGACAGAGTTCTAGGTAATGACCCAAGAATCGTAATACCATTCTTTCAGGAGGATGGGGAACTGGTCGGGGTATCAGGTCGTGCAATCAATGATTCACCACTTAGATATTTGACTATGAGGTTCCTAGATGATGTTCCACTCATCTATAATCTAAACAATGTGGACAAAACTAAAACTGTCTTTGTAACTGAGGGGCCAATAGATAGTTTATTCCTTCCCAATGCAATTGCAGTAGGTGGAAGTGATTTCAAAAAGATTGATAAAGAATTTCAAAAGAATGGAATATTAATCTTCGACAACGAACCTAGAAATAGACAGATTCATATGAAAATCGATGATGCAATTGAGGATGGATGGACTGTATGTATATGGGATGATCGAAGGGTCACAGACTATAAAGATATTAATGATATGGTTATGGCTGGTATTTCTGCAGATGAAGTAAAAGATATCATTCTTGAGAATGCATATAACGGTCTCTCAGCAAAAGCAAAATTTCAGGAGTGGAAAAAAATATGAACTTAGATAACTTAATAATGAAAGCATCGGACTATACTCCCGCCAAGAAATACCTACAAGATAGACTCATACCCGAAGGATTCATTAACGACATATATGCCAACCCTGATTGTTCAGTTTTATGGGGTGATGAAACTCTCGAGCCTGAGACATCTACTGGTATTATGGTTAAAGCGGGTATTGAGTGGGCACACGGACAGACAGTACCACTAGGTAATGAACCTAGAATAGTATTCCCATACAGGGACTTATCAAGTAATCTTGTTGGATTCACAACAAGGTCAATACTTGATTCTGTTACAGATGGGATGAGGTATCAGGGTAGGAGATTAACTACTGATGCAAAAATGGTATACAACCAAGACAGGATAGACACCAGTAAGACCATCTTTGTATGTGAGTCAGAATTAGACTCAGCATTCTTACCGAATGCATGTGCTACATGTGATTGGACTCAATTAGATACGAGTTGGAAATCTATGGCAGTTCTCGTTTATGATAACGATGACTTGGCAGATAAAATTGGTAAACAAGAAGCAATCGCAGATGGTTGGATAGTGGTTGATTGGGCTGGTAAGACCAGTTATAAAGATATAAACGAAATGATTTTAGGTGGCATGACAACTCCACAAATCGTTGCATTAATTCAGGAGTGCATTTAGTGGAAAATGGTAATGGCGGAATCAAGGTAATCAAGACAGATGGTAGTAAGGTATCAATTGATCTAGATAAAATACACAGAATGGTAGAGAAAGCCTGTAGAAATATTACAGGTGTTGCTGAATCAGCAGTGGAAATGAACAGTGGTCTACAATTCTATGAGGGTATCACAACTAGAGAAATACAATCTATTTTAGTTAAATCTGCACAGGATTTAATATCAACAGATACACCAAACTATCAGTTTGTAGCTGCAAGATTACTATTGTTTGCAATTCAGAAACAAGTATTCAATACCAAGTGGAAGGACAGTGAAATCTATCCACCATTACTAGATATCGTAGAAAGAAACATCGAACAAGGTGTATACGATAAAAACATTATACAGATGTATACTGTAGAAGAGTTTGGTAAATGTAATTCATATATCAAACATTCAAGAGACTTAAATTTTACATATGCTGGTCTACAACAGATAGTGGACAAGTATTTGGTGCAAGACAGGTCAAGTGGTGATGTTTATGAGACACCACAATTTATGTACATGTTAATTGCAATGACCCTATTTCAAAACTACGACAAAAAGGTAAGACTAGATTATGTCAAACGGTACTACGACGCCATATCAAATTTCAAAATTAACATACCAACACCAATCATGGCGGGTGTTAGAACTCCACTCAGACAATTTGCATCATGTGTTCTCGTTGACACCGATGACTCACTACCAAGTATCTTCTCAAGTGACCATGCAATCGGAAAGTATGTTGCACAACGAGCGGGAATTGGAATTAATGCTGGACGCATTAGGGGAATTGGTTCAAAGATTAGGGGTGGTGAAGTCCAACATACTGGGATTATCCCATTCCTCAAAAAGTTTGAGTCAACAGTTAGATGCTGTACGCAGAATGGGGTCAGAGGTGGAAGTGCTACAGTCCACTTTCCAATCTGGCATCAAGAAATCGAAGACATTCTTGTCCTCAAAAACAACAAAGGAACAGAAGACAACAGAGTTCGAAAGCTTGACTACTCAATCCAACTATCCCAAATCTTTTATCAAAGGTTTTTGGAAAACGGAGAAATAACATTATTCTCACCACATGAGGTGCCTGGCTTGTATGAAGCATTTGGTACACCTGAGTTTGATGAAATGTATGAGAAGTATGAGAGAGCAACTTCTGTACCCAAAACAAAAGTCAGTGCAAGAGAACTGATTACAGATTTACTAAAAGAACGAGCAGAGACTGGTCGTATCTACATTATGAACATAGACCATAGTAATACTCATAGTTCATTTAAAGACAAGGTGAACATGAGTAATCTATGTCAAGAGATTACATTACCAACAGACCCTATTGACCACATAGATGGTGAAGGTGAGATTGCATTGTGTATTTTAAGTGCAATCAATGTAGGTATTGTAAAAGAAGAAGAAATGGAATCACTTTGTGATTTAGCAGTGAGAGGACTTGAAGAACTGATAGATTTTCAAGAGTATCCAGTTAAAGCTGCAGAGGTATCTACACTATCAAGAAGAAGTCTTGGTATTGGATACATTGGACTGGCACATTATCTAGCAAAGAATAAGGTCAAATATGATGACCCCAAAGCTTTGGAACTGGTACATGACTTGACAGAGCGATTCCAATTCTATCTTCTATCTGCATCAGCTAACATTGCAGAAGAGAAAGGTGCATGTGCGTACTTTGATAGAACAAAATATGCAGATGGTATATTACCTATTGATACATACAAAAAGTCCGTTGACGAACTTGTTAAACCGAAGTATAATATGGACTGGGAAGGTCTAAGAAAAAGGATTAAGGAGAATGGTCTAAGACATTCTACTTTGACTGCACAGATGCCGTCAGAGAGTTCTAGCGTGGTCTCTAATGCAACAAATGGTATTGAACCACCAAGAGACTATATGAGTGTCAAGAAGAGTAAGAAAGGAACACTGAAACAAGTTGTACCACAATATACTTTATTGAAGAACGCCTATACCCTACTATGGGATATGCCAAGTAACGAAGGTTATATCAATGTGGTTGCAATCATGCAGAAGTTCTTTGACCAAGCAATCAGTGGTAACTGGTCATATAATCCTGAATTGTTTGAGAACAACGAGGTTCCAGTATCAGTAATGGCAAAAGATTTATTAACAACATATAAGTACGGTTGGAAAACATCCTACTACCACAATACCATGGATGGTAAAGTAGAAG